CGACTCGGCCCTTGGTCTGAGTCACTTTGTGTTCACCAGATCGGTGATGCGGAGCCAGATTGGCACGCGCCTTGATCGTGATCCCGTACGTGATATCGCCAAGTTGCCGTTCTAGTTCATCGGTGTGGGCAATGGTTCGTTCCAAGCTCTTACGGAGCCTGACTTTTTCCATTAGCACAACCCCGGATCCCAGCCAGGGCCCCAGTCCCAAGTCTCTACCGTAGGAAGGATCGGGACCGGTTCTGGGGTGATTCGAGTCCCACCGGTCAAGGGCAGGCCCAAACTCCGGCGTTCCTCACGACGAAGATAGACATCGCCCTGGACACGGTTCTGATTGGCGTACCCAGCCGATTCATCCCCCGGAATCAGGTTCTGTACCGCGTCCGGCAACCGGGCTGCACGCTTCACGACGGAGCACTCAACCTTGACGACCAAGGCTTTCCAGTTCGCGTCCGCGATCTTGGCTCCGCCCCCGAGCCGGATAATCTCGGCCTCCGCATCTTCTAGGAAGGCTTCAACTTGAATGATCTCTTTCGGAGTCAGCGGCCGTCCGATCCGGTCCGCAACATCCGTCGAGGTAGCAACGGCCATTACCTCACCAACTCTCTAACGTTGTCGACGAACACAGATAGCTCTTGCTGGCTCTGAGAGACAAGCTCACGGGCGCGGAGCCTAGCCAGGTCGGACCTCTCCTGGTAGTGGTTATCGTCCGTTAGAAGCAATCTCAGGGCTTGTTCGTACTTGTCAATGTCATTCCGGTCGATAAAGATCCCGGCCGAGCCAAGACATTCGGTCAAGCCCGGGGTCGGATGTGCGATCACAGGAATCCCAGACACACACGCTTCGGCCGCGACCATCCCGTACGATTCGTATTCGCTAGGCATAAGCACGACACGGGACCTGGCCCAGACATCGCGCATATCCTGAGTAGTCTCCTGGATCAGGAGATTGTCCAGGTCCCGCCGGATTTCTTGTTCCCCGTGAGTCCCGATTACGCCAAGGAAAACCGCGTCCATACGCTCGGCCAGGCGATAGAACGTTCCGACACCTTTATTGTCCTGCAAATTCACGAGCGTGACACACGGCCCGGTCTTGTCAACGTAATGCCGGTCAAATTCCAGCGGAGGATGAACGACAATTCCGGGAAGCTGGATAGCGTCTTTGACCCAATGCGTGTTGTACACGTTCAGGTCTGCATCGAATCCGATAATGTCCGGGATGTCGTACCGCTCGTTATGAAACACCACGATCGTGGCCGCGTCTGGAAATTCCTGGGCAAGCTGATGTGAGACCCGGGCTCCGGGTCCGTGATGGGTCACGATCAGATCCGGCTCGAACGGAGGGTCAAACCCGACCGTTACTCGGACGCCGTCGTATTCGTACTCGTCTACGTAGATCACATCCGGTCCAGCTCCGAACGACAAGACTTCGATCTCGAACTCGTTTTCGGGCAGAGCCGATAACATGTGCTGTAACATCCGCTCGGACCCGGCCGCCAAGTACGGGAACCAACCGTGAACCACGGCCAGAACCCGTACTCGACGACCAGATACGTTCGGCTTTCCCGTTCTGGGTTTAGGCTCGGCTACACGCCCGCCATGCGCCAAAAACCGGCGAATTAACGGACCGGGTCCGCCCATCCGAGTCCCGGAAGAGGTATAGATTTCCATCAAATCCCCTTCCGGGACTTAGGATCAGCTCGCGGCCGAAGTGGTGCCAGCCTGGATCTTGACGAAGGCGTTCAGATCCGCGACCTGAACACCGATCAACGCCTCCGCACGGAACAGGATCAGGTTCTCCTGCACGGCCGAGTGAGTCGTGCCCGAGTCGTCCACGTAGGAACCCTCGCGCGACACGAAATAGTCGATGCCGCCGACAGTACCCCACAGAAGCCGGGTCCAATCACCCATGTAACCGACGACACGGGTCGAGCCCGTACCGGTACGGAGCTTCTTCACGAACTGGCTCGGGTGGCCCAGGAGGCGACCCTGACGGAGAACCGCATTGGTCTCGGGACCAACCGGAGTGTCCACGAACAGCGGACGACCCTGAAGGTCAACGGCACCGTTCACGACCGGCTCGACGAACGTGTCAAGAACAGTCCCAGTCAGTTCCTTGTCCGCGTGAACGAGCGTGGAGAGACCCGTGTTAAAGTCCTGCCAGATTCCACCGGTCGCGACCGAGGAAGTACCGAGGTTGACCGAGTTAGTCACACTCGACAGAGCGGACTGGCCCCCGATACCCGCACCAGTCGTGGCCAGGTCATCGAATGCACGGGCAAAAGCTTCCGGCATCTTCTGCTGGATCTTGGCAACGGCGCCTTGCGGGTTGGCACGGAACAGACGGAGCGACATCGGGATGACAACGGCCCATTCACGGACCGTGATGTCACCCTTGATCGTGTCCGGGTTGGCGATGGGTTTCTTACCCGACTCAGCCGCGACGAATCCGCCCGTGATGTCCGTGATGTCGAGATACCGGCCACCCGCAAGGCCGAATTCGACCTGGGTGCCCAACTGCTGGACCCACGAGTACTTTCGCGAGTCGGACAGATCGACAGACACCGTGGTCTTATCGAAGTAGAAATCACCAGTATTAATCAGAAGAGGGTCAGGCGTAGCCATGTCCCATCCTTTCGTAAGAGCGCGAGATTGCGCTTATAAACGCTGGGCTCCCGGCCCTTACTAGATAAGACCCGCATCGGAAAAAGCTTTACGGATCGGGTCTTCGTTGCCCGGGATAGTCGGCTCACCAGAAATGGCAGCCGGGTCCGGGGCAAGATTGGTACGACGACGACCAGACGGAGTCAACCGGGCAGCGAGCTTCTCAGCATCGGCCTTCCACTCGTCCGCGTTTGCACCCTGAAGGCGACCCGCATCTTCCGGAGTCAGACCTGCCTCCCAGGCAATGGACTCACGCTGCCGAGTTTGCTCAAGCTCGGCAAGACGCTTGGCGTTCTCCTCGGCCGTGCTCTCCAGAGTCGCAAACTTGTCGAGCTCGGTGTTCGCCTGCTGGAGAAGGTTCCCAGCCTCCGTGTACTTGGTATTGACTTCGTTGTACTTAGCCTGGTACTCGTTCTTCTCCGTGCGGTACCGGGCCGCTTCGGACCGAAGCTGACGGATATACGTCTGAGCCTCTTCCGTGAAGTGGTCGATAGTCTGGTTGTCAGTCATGGTTTGCTGGACCCTTCTAGGGATTTGAGTATGTCTCGGTTCCGGGTGAGTTGCCCATCCCGGTACTTCCTCGCTGAATCCGACTTGGGCTCCAGCTTTTCCAGTGTTGAAATCCGAGCATTGACAGCCTTGAGCTGATCCGCTGTGGATTCCTTCAAAGCCTTTTCGATGTTGGCTTTGACAGAACCGGTCGGACGGTTCGGATCTTGTTCGGCGAGTGCCTTCAAAATCGTGGTCGTGTTCGCGGCCGAACCCAGATCCTTGACAGCCTTTTCATATCTGCGCAAAGCCTCGGCCGAAGAGTCATGACCGGGATAATCAGTCTGACCTTTCTTGACCCAGATCAAGGAACAAGTGTCACCATCATGAAGAGTCCGTGCCGCTGTGTCCATAGACAGGTACGCGGCTCCCCGGGAATTGAGCAAGGTACAGAATGGGCAAGTCGGGGGTTTGAAATCGACCCGGGCAACCTTGTCGATCCGGGAGTCTTTCTTGGCCACGTCTACACGTTGGCCCCACTCCGCATCCCGAGCCCAGTAATCCGCTTTCATAGCGAGTTCCTGGACATGATCCGAATCGAGTACCTCGGCTTGGTCTGTGACTTTCTGTACAGAAGCTTCCCAAAGCCCATCGGTGAACCGGTTCTGTTCCATCTTCGGTACCGGGTTTTTGTTCCCGATAAACGCGAGATAGTCTCGGTACGCCAAGTCCTGAGCTTGTTGCCGGGTCGCGACAACAAACGGCCGAGTCAGTCGAGCCACTGTTTTAGGATTCGGCTTGGCCCCGATAAACGGGACCATAGCCTTAACCAACCGTGCCGCCATCCGTAAGTACAGATTAGTTTTAGCTTGGCGTAGCAGTTCGTTGTTCACCTGGGGCCCCATTCGGGTTCTGGATCAGCCGCTTGATCCCTTCGATCTCGAACCGGTTCTGCGCAGCCTGGATATCGTCCGCGCTATCGCCAAGCATTTGCCGGAGTTCTTGCCAGTCATACAACGGACGACCATCCGGAGTCTGTACCGTGGCCAGTTTCAGAACCGCGTCGGCTCGGGATGCCAGGTTAGGCAACGAAGGATCGACCCATCGGATAACGACGGTAACGTTGAATCCCTCAAGCAATGCCAGGTATTCCCACAACCCGATCCAGCCCGGCTCGAAGC